ACATGCATAAAGGGGATTGAACCAGTAGACTTACTACCGTGAGTAGTAGAAATACCGTTACTTCTAATATCTCCCCAATATCCACCAATACCTCCACCCGAACTCGCCAACCATATATTCTCGTCATAATGAGCAGATAACCCATCACGACTATCAGGTACATAATTGAGGAAACAGCTAATAGGAAGACCACGACTTGTTCCCCCGTTGCTAAGTATAGGAGTGCTAAACATGAACCAACAATTGGAACTGTAGTGGTAAAGTCTTTGAGCCAATTCAAAATCTGTGTGACCTTTGTAGGTCGCCCCGAAGACGGATGCTCTTGCGAATGCTTCTTGTGCATGTGTTTCATTCTCCCATAAATATCTATCCTTGAGTGTGTCAAGACTAAACTTATCTAATAGTTTTTCATTACTATAATTAATTTTTATACCAAGATATTCCTTGATACCTACTTTATCTTCAATCATTTTTTGTTTCCTTATCGTGTATGTCTAACATAATTATACCATAGTGTAATATTTTTAATAAATCTTTTTTGTTTTTACCATCTTTATTTCCATAGCGTTTAGCATACTTCATAATGTTTCCAATACAAAAACCTTCACCATGTCCGGAGTCAATAATTATATCCGTTGCTTGATACTTATCAGAAGCATAGTGCTCATTATATGTACCATCAATGTATCCTTTAAGTTCTTGTATTGAATGTCCTTCATTAAATTTATAGCTCATCATTTCTCCAATCATCAGGTAAAGTATCTTCACTGTACCATCTAAAGTTATTTGTTTCAGCCCATTCAGCATGGGTACGTTTTGTTCCATCTTTCCTAATGGTAGCTCCAGGCATAGGAGAGAAAGGCTTTTGAAATAAAAAGACTAGCTCCATATGTTCTGGTAAAGCTTTTCTAATCCAAACATATTTACTGTACTCAGCATGGTCCCAGAACCGTCCTTTAGCTTCTAGTAAAATAGTTTTATCTTGAAATGTTTTAACAAAATCTACTTCATATTTTTTGTCAATAATATATTTGATAGCTTCAAAGTGGTGTGCCCAATCTTTTAAAATTGTTTGATGTATATTGTATTCCCAATTACTATCATATCCTTTAGGAACATTAACCTTTTTAGGTCTAGGTTTTCTTGGCACTCTCTTAGGCATTAGTGAACTACCCTATCTAGTTTGTCTTCAACATGTGCAGCTAACAAGGTTGATAAGTCTTGTAGTGTTTGGTTATCAAAACCATCTAGTGATTCACCTTCTTCTTTTAATACTTCACCCATAGCTATGATTGCTTTTTCTAAATCAGATTTCATTTGTTAAGTCCTTGACAGTTATGTCGTTTAAGTTTTTAGTTTTAATTAATTTTTTAATTTTTTGAATAATCCATTTCAAAGAAAATGAGGATAACATAAATTTACCATTGGCAAAAACATGTGTTTCTTTTGGAACTAAATCATAAGCTTGTTGTAATGTAAGTTTGTTTGCTTCTTCTTCTGGGATTAAAGTCTTAACCCAATCAACTAATAAGACTAAAGATTTTTTTCTAATTGCTTTTGCTTTTCTACCATTCATAGTATCTCCTGAACATTTGGAACTTTTTGTACATCAGTAAAGTAAACTGGCCCTTTAGCATATTCAAAAACTCGTAAGCCTTGACCATCATTTGATTCTTTATGACACTCATGTTTGTAAGGACACCAATTACATTCTCTTGCAAGTTTCATATTACCACTCTTACCTTCTGGAACAGGGTCATAACAAAAGATAGGTGGTGTTTTTCTTTTAATAATTTTCTTGACTGTTTTAATTTTATCTTTGATGTTAGGTTTATCTAACTCTTCTGGTTTAAATAAAGTTAGCTCTCCTGATTCTTTATTTAAAACTAAGAACCCACCTTTAGATGTTTGTTCTGCTTCTTCATAACCCGCAAGTTGTGCTAAGTATCCAAAGGTATCTGACTCTACAAGAGTACCATCTTTAAATTTTTTAAAAGCAAAACCAGAAGCAGTCTTTACATCTACTACTTCACCATCTATCTTACAATCCATGTGACCTTTGATACCACTAACTGATACTTCTTTTTGTTGTGAGTCTAACTTATGCCCAGATAGTTTAACGAAAAATAAAACCAATACTTCTAATAGGTGTCCGTATAAAAACTTAATCAAAGTACTAGGTTCAAACTCAGTGATTCCTTCTTTCTTTAAGTTCATATCATACCACAACTGTCGTTGAGGTTTACCGATGTTAGACATACGAAGAGTATTAACATTAATTTTATCTGCACCTCGTGGTGTTGCCCATTGTTTTAAGGCATCAGCCATATCTTCACCAAATACTTTTAAGTCTTTATCGGTTAGTTTTATATCCTGGCCTTTGGTTAAGGCTGAAATAGTAGAGTAAATATCTTCTACAACTGTATCAACTGTTTTCTTTTTTGCCATCTTCAAACTCCTTAAATGCTTTAATCACATCAGATGAAAAAAGCTTTTGTAAATTAACTAAGTACATTTGACTACCAGATACAGTTCTAAATGTATCAAGTTTATCAACAATAGTTCTAAGAACATCAGTCTTAAAAACAAGTGTACAATATTCATTGTCTCCAATACAAAGATTATGAAACCAATAATCTGATTCAGTTGCTTTGATACCAGAGGGTTTACCATAGCTTTGATATTCAATTGCTATGTTGCCCGTCTTCATCCACATACCACGTTCAGATTTAACTTCTACCTTTTTATTGGTAAGCATTTCTGCTACTTTATCTTCTCTGATTGTACCATACTCTAAGTCTATATCAAACTTCTTTCTGTTTTCTTTACTTGGTTTCATATTTATTATTATATACTTTAAGAATATTAATCGCTAATTTCCTGTTTAATTTTTTCCACTCTCCCCTTTCGCTTTCAGCAAAAAAAGAAGCGATGCTTAAAATTATTTTTTCTCCTTTTTTTATATTAGAACACCGACAAACATCTACTAATGAATAGTCTCTTAAAGGTGTAACTTGATTATATTGTTGTAATCTTTTTTCGGGGTCAATAGACCGTCCAAATTTAACCCATCCCGGAATAGATTGGCATTCTACAATATATAACCAGCCCTTTTCTTTTTTACTACAACATTGTTTGCCATATTTATTTTCCATTATTTGTCTTAAACCGGGTGCAGATAGATACCTATTTGTTTTTTCAAATAAATAATCTGTTCCTTCTCTAAGAGAAAAATTACCGTCTAGAATCGTTTCTTCAACTTCTTTTAATACTTGTAATTCTTTTTCAATAGGCTCTAATTCCTTGGTTTCAATATTTAATTTATAACCGAAAGGAATAGTAGAAGAAGTTCTTTTACTGGGCGGGATATTTAACGAATCAATTTCAACTTGTTTAATTAATTGTTTTATTTTTCGTTCTTTCTTTTTTATATTTTTTACTTTTTGATTTAAAGTGCCTTTACTACCAAAAGGTCTTCCTGATTTTTTTCTAGGAGTACCATCTTTTTTTAAAATAAAAGAACCATCCTCTTTCGTCATATTTAATGGGTTTCACTCCAATTACCTCCTATCTTGTATTCACCATCCATAGGACAACGAAGCTTTAAATGTTCACCTGCTTTGATAAGACTATCAACGGCAAGTTGACCTGTAAATTCTGCTTGAGATTCTTTAACTTCTATCTGCCACTCATCATGAATGTTGGCAACAAATTTATAATCAATGGCATTTAGTTTTAAAAGGTTTTCAAGTAAGACTAATCCTTGTTTCATAAGGATAGAACCACCACCCTGAAGTAAAGTATTTAACGCTGCATGTTTGTGTCGTAAGAATATTTTTCTACCATCTACCCCTTTGAGGAATCCTTTCCCTGCTGCTCTTTCAATCCTTCCTTTAAGAGATTTAAATGCAGGGTTACCACTAAGAAAGCGTTCTCGCAATCTCTTACCTTCGTCTCTGTTTCCTTCAACAACGCTTCCAATCTTTTCATCTCCGGCCCCGTAAATGAGGGCATAGATGAAAGTTTTTGCCTGGTCTCTTGATTCAAGTCCTGCAAGGTTTTGGTTAGTCGTGTGAATGTCTCCATTAATAATTTCATTTATATAATCCTCGTCAGCCATGTAGTGTGCTAACATTCTTAATTCTAATTGACTTGCATCTACACCTACAAGTTTATATCCACTTGGTACAGTCCAACAAGACCTACACTCTTTACCATAAGGACTGTAAACAGCAGGTACTTGAGCCATGTTAGGACTTCTATGTGCCATGCGACCAGTAATTGTACCCAATGTTATAACACTAGCATGTACTCTACTATCTTTTTTACCCGTCAGTTCAACAGCATCTATCCAAGACTCAACTTGAGCTGCTCTTTTCTGTAGTAATAAATACTCAGCAATTAAATTAGCTTCTGGGATATGAGTTATTAGTTTTAATGTACCCTCATCTACAATAGGTTGACCCGTTGGAGTAAAACGTTTTGGTTTCCACCCAAAGTCTTTTAGATAATCTCCAATCTGTTGACGTGAACCTAAGTTAAACTCTTTTAATTCTTTTCTCATGAAAGGAGTAAGGTCTTTTGTTTTAACTCGTTCTTCGTATTCTATGTTAGATAGACCAGATTTAGAAAGCTCACCATCTTTTTTAAGTTTAGGTTGTACTTCTTTAACATCGACCCACTTAGGTTTAAATGTTCTGTGTACTTCCTCTTCAACTTCTTTTCTTCTTTTGTTTAAAGAACTAAGTAAAAAGGTTGCTGACTTTTCATCAAAGTAAAAACCATTAACATGTTGGTCAGCAATTACTTTGGCAACAGCATGTTCAAGCTCAATGCATTGTTTAGAAAATCCAGGACTTTCTTTTCTTAGTGCTGCAAGAACTTTTTTATTTATAACAGTATCTACTTGACATCTCTTTAACATCTCCGGACTATACTGAGTCCAATCTGTATGCTCTACTTTTTGTACACCACCTAAACGATAACCCCATGCTTCAATACCATGACCTCCCTCTCTGGTGGGGTGGAAAAGTCTTGACAGGGTCAAGGTATCAAGAGCTTCTGTATGTTCATACAGGTCCACCCCTTTAAGTTTCTTAATAGCTGGTATATCAAAACCAATAATATTATGACCAATTATTTTATCAGCTTCAGCTAAAAATTTAATACCCTCATCAATTTGATGGGGTTCAAATGAATATACATTGTCATTCTCGTCTATAGCAACAATACAAAAGATAGTTGTGGCTGCAGGTCTTATAATTTCAATGTTCTTTTTAGCTTCCTTATCCCAAACTTTTTCTTTGAAATCAAAAAGCAATCCATTTGTTTCTATATCAAAAACTAATTCCATAAATATTCCTAGAAAGGCAGTAAGGTTTCTTCCTCATTGCTCATTAACTCTGCATCAGAGTATTCAGTTAAACGACCAGAGTCTTTATCATACACTAAAGATGTAGCCATTCCTACATCACCTGTATATCTTGACTTAAGTATACGAAGTTTTGTTGTCCTCGCTTCTAAATCATCATCGGATTGTTGGTTTCTTTCAAGTGCTATAACACAATCAGACAACTGTCCTATACTGTTAGACCCACGAAGATGAGAGAGACTTACTTCAACTCCGTTTTCGTGACCTTTGTTTCCATCAACTCTTCTCAAGTGAGATACTAATATTAATCCGGCCCCGGTTTCTTCAACTAAACTTCTAAGTCTAGTCATAATATTATCAATGGCTCTTCTTTCATCTCCTTCTGCTAATGCACTGACTAACATATGAAGATGGTCAACAACTACCCACTTACAATCACATCCAACAATAAGATATCTAAGCTTGGCAAAGATATCATCTATCTCATTCGTTCCAAAGTGAGCATGAATAAATACTTTGTCATTAGAAAATATCTTATCAAACATATCCATGATAGTTTCTTTATCAAACTTATCTCTCTCCTGGTCTACGTATAACCTAGCGTTAGCTTCAATAGAAAGGATACCATCAACTGTGCGTTTCCAATCTTCTTCTAATGCTATGATACCTACATTATCATCAGTGTTTTTAACTAGCCAATGCTCAAGCTCTCTAGTAATACTAGACTTACCAAGACCCGTTCCACCCGTTAAAGTTACGAGCTCTCCTTGTCTCAAGCCATACAGTTTTTTATTTAAACCTTCCCAAGGATAGGGAATGCTTTCTTTTCTTTCACGATTAAGAAACTCAGATTGTTTTTCTGATACACGAATGATACCACTAGGAGTATAAACCTTTGCATCCCACCAAGAACTAGTAAACTCTTTGAAGAGTCCCTTGTTCAACATATCATTAGCATCTTTATAACCATTAGGTAAAGTTACTATCTTGGCTTTACCAGGTTTTAATATGGTGGCTACTTTCTTAGCAGCTTCTTGTCCCGGTTTGTCTTTATCAAAACAAAGCACAACATTATCAAAGCTTTCTACATACTCAAGGTTTTCTTTAATATCTTTTACTGCTGCTGCTGCACCTCTAACAACGGATACGACAGCCCACTTACTACCAAGTAGTTCATAGGCTGCCATAGCATCGCACTCTCCCTCCGTTATGGTAAGATACTTACCTCCCTCTTTGAATAACTGTTGACCGAAAAGTCCAACACCATTAGGTGATACATCAAAAGAAAATTTCTTATCCCTGACGTATCGAATTTTGTTAGACGTAAGCTCATTGTTAATATATAAAGGATATATATGTTGAGCTAACGTACCATTAGAGTCATATACAACTTTGACACCATACTTTTCAGCAGTCTCTTTTGCTATGTTTCTATCTGTTAACTTTGCGAACACACCACCATGTGCATTCAGTTCTTTTATTGTTTCTTTCATACTTGTTTTTACCTGGTTTGATTTGAATGTAGATTGTTTATCAATACTAGGAAAGAACTTATGACAACTAAAACATTTACCAGACCCATCCTCGTTGAGTGATAGGGCATCGCTACTGTCACATGATGGACAAGGCTGATGATACTTTACAAATTTTAAATTGTTTTCCATGTTTGACCCAAAAAAAAGCTAGGCACAGAACTTAATCTGTGTCCTAGCGTTGTTAGAATTAAGATTCTTTTACTACTTTAGATTCATCTTCAATAGTATCAGGGTCGTCACCAACAAACTGACCTTTCTCATTACGAGCAGGGTCTGTTTCAACGATTGCTTCCTCTCTATCTTTTAGAAGTTCTTCTAAGTTAGCACGATGTGTACGACTTGCAAAGTCTAAGGCTTCAATGATAACTTGTAGGTTACCTACCTTTTGTACTATGACAGTAGCTTCTTGTTTAATATTATCATCGCTGATATTATTAACATCAAAGGCAGTAGAACCATCATCATTATTTATAGTAATAATCATTTAGAACTCCTCGCCACCTTCGATAGAATCAAACTCATCTCCGTCTCCGGCTTTATAAGAAATTAATTCTTCTACTTGCATAGCTTGAAAATCCAGGCCCTTGAAAGTTCCAAACTTATTAGTGGCTTCCCACTCATTGTATTGAACTCTAACCTTAGAACCATTCCCAACGTTTTCATCCATTGGAACTTTATCAGCATCCATTAGTAATGGTGCTTTACGAACCATTCCATTT